AAGGTAGAAACTGATCGAATTCCGTACCCGTAAAGACTATTAACTCCTACAACCGCTACTAAATCTCCTACGCTGATAGCAGTATTAAATGAATCCTTAGTGTTAATAATTATTGTAGATCCAGCAGGAGAACCTGATTGAATAACGCCTTCAGAAGTTACAATACGAATACTGGTATCTGTTAAATCGTTAACAGTAAGTGTAATATTATTAGTACCAGTGTTACGAAAGCCAATAGTATTTCCGTCAATTAAAATTTTATCACGGAAAACATAATTTGCGCCGCCCGTACCAGTTGACGAAACCCGTACGTTATACCCAGTGTTATCTACTATTAAATCAAAAGTAGCATTAGAACCTACTTGATAGTTTGTGCCTGTTATGTTAGTATACACTGTATAAGATGTGCCTGCGGCGGTACCTTCAACAATACTAGCATAGCCAACAATTGGGGATGGAGAATTATTATCAACTGTAATTATAGCATCATTGACTCCATCTACACCACCTAGTGCTGAACCTGAAATCTTGATCTTATGTCCTATTCGATAGTTCAACCCGCTATTAGTTACTGTTGAAATGCTGTAAGTTCCAGTGCCGGTATCAATTATATTAAATTCTGCGCCGCTTCCGACAAGAGTAGTACCAGATAACCCAGAAATTGTATATGTTGAGAAGATTCTTTTTATTTGTGTATCTACTAAGTCTAATGTAGTAACATACACTTTATTACCTGGACCAACACCTGATACAATAGTAGTAGGTTTAAAAATTTGAGTAGAGGTGTTTAACGGAACAATAGTCTGTCCTGCAAAAATTCCATCAAGAGAACTGACCGTAAATTGTGTTTGATTTACATCCAAATCTCCCAGAAGTTTAGTAACTGCATAACTATTAACAGTTTCGCCCCAAGGAGCAGAATCAAACCCTGTACCGGTATTATCCCAGTTAGGGGTTTGATTAAACAGTAAGCCTTGAACAGATATTCCTGGATATTCTGCGCCGTTTAATAGTAGGGGCAATTCTTTACCTGGCATCAAATCACTAGGATTATATAGACTATTAATTCTATCTACAGCATTATACAAATCAATATTCTTATTATAGGTAATTTTAAAAACTTGTCCATAAGTTGGAACTTGATTTAAGAATACAAACTTAGCATAGTGTCGAATATAACCTGGTAGTTCTCCTGATCGTTCTGTATTCAAGAAATACTTATAACGATGGTCAACCATTCGTTCACCTTCCCAAGAATTTCTTGGGAACGCCTGAGGAATATCTATACCAGTTTGAGATACCTTAACTTGATAATATTCAATAGTATAGTCTGCACCAAATATTAATTTGCCATCTAATAACGGAGTAATAGTACGTTTGTCTGGACTTGCTAACCATGTTAATGTAAACTTGTCCAATGTTCCGTCACATACAAATTCGTCAGTTACTGTTAAATCAACAATGTCACCTACTGTAGAAGTTCTGTCAAACTTCATCCCAATAATATTTTTTCGAACAGTATCATTGGACATTATAACAGATACCCTAGCAGGATCATTACCTACATTACTATTAGAAATAGTTACGATTGGTGGAATTACATATCCAGCTCCCGGATTGGTTACTAACACCTTGTACACTTCACCGTTTCTAATGTATGCTTCGGCAGTTGCACCCGAACCAGTGTCACTAGTAGCAGTAGTAATAGTTACTGTAGGTCTTTGAGTATATCCTGTGCCTGCATATCCTACTTCAATTGCTCCAACATAGAATTTATAATTGTCTGCCCATGATTTCCAAGGATATGTATCTAGTAATGGATCACCTAGCCCAACTACTTCAAGAGAGTCGCTGACTGTATTATAGTAAGACGGTAAATCGAAGTCAGTTGTGTATAGATTAGACTGTTCAATCTTATCGTAGATCGAAGTATAACTTCTTATCTTTGTATGATAAGGTTTGATTTCATTAATATAACTTTCAAAATATTCTTCATTATTTAATTTATAAACAGGACGCTGATCAAGTGTACCGATGTTATTAAAGACGTTGATGAAGGAAGTTTTAAATGCCCAGTCCAATAATTTCTGTTCTGTTAGCGCATACTTAACTGCTGCAAAGAAAAACAAATTCCAATTTACTTTTAACGAATTAATAAAAATATTATCTTTTAGGGCAGTAAGAATATAATACAATTCTTGATCAGGAATTTGGTCGTATAAAGTTTCTTCAATAGTTGCACTGTCGTAAGCATACTTGCCTAAACTGTAATCCCACAAAGTATCTAATAACTGTATAGTCCCCTGTTCTCTGTAGACAATATCATATGAAGGAATATAATTTCCAGCAGCTTCTACTTTTTGCAATATTGCATATTTTCCATCGCCAATATTTTTGACTTTTACGTAGTCACTATTAGCAATAGAAGTTAACGATCCTAATTCAAACAGATTAGATATAGTGTATCCTACAGTTTTATATGCATCATAGGTACTATTAACCCAATCAACTGTTTTCCAGAACAATGGTGTATTGTACTTTTGAGTTTGAGTTCGAACCCATACTCTTAAAGAATAATTAAAACTGTGCTTGGTCCATCTTCCGTTATAATCAGCGTTAGCCTGAACAATAATTGTGTGCGGTCTAACTTCAATTTTTAAAAGCCCGTCTTGGTATCCAGCTCCTACATTAGTAATAGTTGCAGAAATTATCTTGCCTTCTGAATTTAATTCTGTTACAATCTCCCCCACAGAGGTGCCGGCTGAAAGAATTTTAACCTTTGGAGCAATGGTATATCCGAAACCAGGATTAATAATAGTTACATTTTTTATTTTTCCGTTTTCTGCATAACATTCTAAGCTAGCACGTATATAGTTAACTGTAAAGACTTCATCAAGTGCAGCGGTATCTTCAACTATTGCATCATACTCGTATGAAAGTAATGCAGGAATTTCTTCTACCTTGTTAAGGTTTTCAAAAGAATAATTTCCTACAATTCTATTTTCAAGCAATACAGAATTTACAAAAGAAATTAAGTTACGTAATGCTGCCAATCTATCTTTAAACAGAGTTTGTTGAGGACGAATTCCAATTCCGTATCTATTTCTATAGGTAAGACTCTTACTAGGAACAACTGTGCCTAAACTATCGTGCCCTAATAAGCTGTCAAATAATTTCTTTTCTAAGAGCGTATTAGGTAAACTTGTATGATCTCTTTCATTCAATAACAACCATTCAGTGTGAGTAGGAGTAGATGAATAATAATGAGTACTGATATTTGCATTAATTCTGTTACCAACTAGTAGTGGTTGGACATTTGCAAATGCAACAGTGTCAGGAGATAATATTTCAATAAATTTTAATCCGTTAGCAACGGGATCCGCAATATAATTAGAAACTTGATAGCTACTTAACCTTCTATTTTTAACAGAAGGCAATGTTACTTTATTCTTAACCCAGAAGTAATAAACATTTTCAAATGCGCCTGTTACATTATTAAACACTTGTTTAACTGAGATAACACTATTGTCAGGATATTTAGGTTGGCCACTAATACTATTTGTCAATCCTTTAGTAGTGTCAGCTTGTGCAGCCCATTCGCTTGGTAGTAGATCTGATTTTACCCATTCATAAACATCAATACTTGCACCTGGGAATAATCTACCCCAATTATTTTTTCTAAATATCTCGTCGCCTTGTTCATACCAGGTATACTTAGCAGTACTCAAATCCCACCATAATTCACCAACATGCTCATCTAACCAGTTTGTTTCAGTGTTGACAATTGTGCCTGCAAGTCCTATAGAATATGTAGCAGGATCAAATGCGGCTTTATATTTTAATTCTTGTTCGGCAATACCTGCAATCTTTCCTTTAACTGGATCAATAACATCAAGATAATCAATAATCTCTTCTTTCAATGTATCAATTAGTGCGACACGCCCAACTGTTGAAATATCAACTAAGTCTGATTGTTCTCTTAACACATTCCAGCTTAGAGAATTTGTATTCACTTTATTAAAGATAAACAATCTAGAAGCATCAGTTGCAGGAGCAGGTAATAAATTACTTTGATTTGTCGGTGCTCCTACAAACACACCATTATTGGTTACTACAACTGCACTACCATATCTGCTACCAGCAGAAATAGTGTAAACTGCAGGTTCTAAAGTAAATGTTGTATATCCAGCTCCCCAAACGTCTGTTAATGCGTTTTGAGCATAGATTACCAAATTACGAATGCCAGCAGGGAATCGAGTAGTATCAATATAAAAATAATGATCACGATTTGGAGAATTTTGAATTGTGCCGCCGTAAGGACCATATGTTAGCCCATCAACTTGTCCAATAATATACTTAATATCAACATCTGTATGGAATGTAACAACTATGGTATTTCCTATGTTTGCAGGATTTTCAGACAACTCGATGTTAGTGATTACAGGAGCTGTTGGGGCTTGTGTAGGAATATCAAAAGGTATTATAGATGCTTCTGTAACATCTTCAATTATCCTAACATCGTTCAATTCGTCAGCTTGAATGAATTTGTTGCCTATCTTATTGTACAAATAAACTGTTCCAGCATCCGGCAACGACTCATTAAACTTTGTAGAATTATTGTCAAATGTAGTCTTACCTGAATTATTATATTCATCAAATATTTGGTCTTGACTTCTAGTTTTGCCTAGAGCGCTGATACCAATTGTCTTTTCATCTTTACTGATAGATATAGAGTAACCAAACTTTAAATCATTGGTAGGTAGAGGATTGACAATAGTTTGTACTAATGTATATGTACCTGTAGAAGTTAAATTAGTTAGTTTATAAATGTCAACTTTACCGTAAGGTTCGTTTGTTTCTTTAAACTCAGGTGCAGATATAATTAGGTAATTTGTTGACATAGCAACATCATATCCAAATTTACCAGTTAAGTGTGATAAAGTTTGTAGGTATTGTAAATTATTATTAAAAATTTCTACAACACCGGTAGAGGTATTAAATTTACCCGGGGCGCTAATTGCAATTCTTGAACTATCAGGTGATCCGGCAATTTTATGTCCCCATTGATCCCCAGCATACAATATTGAATTAGGTTTAATTTCAAATAATTCTGGATGGTCATTAACTACTGTTTCATTCTTTAATGTAGTTGTAACTGTTCCGTTAGTTCCGGTAGTATTTCCAATAATTAACACTGTTGGAGCTTGTAAATACCCCCATCCTGGACTAGTAATTATTATTGAAGTAGCAGTAGCAGTAGCAGTTGTTGAAGTAGTTAACCAGCTAATAATTCCAGTTGCAGGAACTCCATTCGAAGTTTCAGGATTTGAAAAACTTAACGAAATAGTAGATGTATTTGATTTGTCAGCTGTTGTTAGTCCAGATAACACTGCTGAGGCTATTCCCTGGCCGCCACGAGAAATTCCAGTCGTAGAGGTAAATGTTCCTGTACCAAAACTTACAACATAAGCATATACAGAACCTGTGCTAATAGATGATGAGATTCCAGGAGCACCAACCAACATCATTGTAGACACATTAGACGCAACTTGATTTACATATATAGAATGGCCGAACCTAGAGTTACTTAATGTAGCTGTATTAGTTAATACAATTTCAGTAAATGTTGGAAAATCTTCTTGACGACTATCAATCTTAACTAATCCTTCATTGATGTAAGGTCTAGCGTATCCGGTGCCAGTACTAAAAGTTAATACATTAGTTCCAGTTGCTCTAACATAAGTAGCCTCAGGAGCTCCAGTTACATACAACTTTTTTGCAATATCATATTGTAAAGCATAACCAAACTGTGTAGAACTAGTTGCGCTGGCGTATGTTTTTTGAGCACTATTTAAAATATAATCATATTTTCGTGCCCAGATACCGTTTACGTTATTAAAGACTTTAACTCGTCCCCAATTAAATGTTCCGTCAACTTTCCATCCTGGTGCAGATACTAACATTACAGGGCTATCATCGGATGCAAAGATTGATGTTCCGAACTGCTGTCCGGGTGGTGTGTTAACTGTATCTGAAACTGCCGCAGAATAGTTTTTAATTTTTTCGTAAACTTGCCACTTGCCGCCAGTTCCGTTATCAATCCAAACTTTATCACCGGCATTTAATTTTAATAAATCAGTAACTGCTGCTAGCTCATCAAGATTACTATATCTAGCTTCTTCAAATTTATACAGGGCACCGTAATTTAATAATGCTTCATTTTCTATACTGGATAAAGAACTAGAAACTGTAAATTGACTGATTGTTACAACAGAGTTAACAATGTAAACTCCATTAACCTGATTATTAAATCTTGCTACAGAGATAACATCTCCAGGTTGAAGATTATGATGTCCATCAGTTACAAAAGTAATTTCGCCACCTGGCGCACTAACAAACACTCCTGTAATCTCAGCAAGTTGTTTTGCATATCTGTATACTGTCCAGTCTCCATTTTCTTGAAAACCTAACCAAATTGTGTCTCCGTCTTGTATTGCAGAATTATTAGCAATGTCTAACAGACTGTTTTTATTATAGGCAGTAGAGGTAACATCGTCAGGACGTACATAACCCGCTGTGGTTAATTTTAAATTATTATCTAACCAAGTGCTAGGATAAGAATCGATAGTAGCAGCAGGTGAATAGTCAACTGGGGTTAGTAGTAAGTCTGAAGGTATTACATAATTAACTAAAGGATTTGAATCAGTTGGTACTAAATCGGCAAATTTAATTAGATAAGGATTTTCTAAAAAGGTTCCTTCTTCTAAAGAAAATTCTATTTCATTTAAAGTACCAAAACTACCGTAATGGCCTATTCTAAAAGCCCACTCTTCTTTAAAAGAAATCTCACCCTTGTTAGTAAATTCACTAGCTTTGGATAATTTGTCAACTGCATTTTTAGTACCCTTATCTTTAATCATTCCTTGATAGAATTTATATTGACTAATCGGGTTAGTAAAGATATTGTTTAAGTATATTCTAGGAGTGTATCCTGTTAAATGTTGCGCCAATTGCTGTTGACCATAATCAAAATTATCAATATCTAAACTATAGAAATCATCAAACTGATTAACTTTGTAATCAAAGTTAGGTAACAGTTGTGGAACTGGTTTGTCTCGCAGCTGATCCCATTCGTTGAAATTGAACGTAACATTAGCACTAATTGATTTCAAAGATTGGTAATACCTACCGTTATACCTTACAACTTTACCCGGTAAGTATTTCTTATATGGTTGCCAATCGGTAATTTCAACATTATCGTATACAAATCCAGGGCTGAACAAATCTCCGTTCCAGTTTTTTGTTCTAAATCCAGAAAGTTTAATTCTTCGTTGCTTATATCCTGTCTCAACGTCATAGATAGTATCGTTGAATACTGTAAAGTTATTAAACACCATACCGTGTTCTTTTTGTACAGAATTTAATGTTGCAAAGAATAAGCCCTCGTTTGCATCTCTAGTTTTAATTGTGCATATTGTATCTTCTCTAGACATAGTAAATCTATCAATAGGATAAGGTTTACCGTCTGCCTTTAATAGACTGTATTCATATTTTCCTGTAGAAATATTATCTACTACTGTGTTTGGAAAATTATATTTGATATAATTTGCAAACGGGCTTAATGTAATTAAGTTACCGTCGGCCCAATTTTGCGTAGACCAATACAAGAATTCTTTTCCTGTAAATTTCCAATTAAGTATTTCATTTAAATCTGTATTAAATTCATCAAATATAAATCCTTGACTCTCTAGATATGCACCATAACCTAAAATTACATCATACACTTCTTGAACATTTGTAAATTCTGATCCATAAGGAATCTGTGTTACAGTTGTTTCAAATTTTGATGGTTGCTGCGCTGTTGCGCCGCCCTTAACAGGAAGTGTGGGAATACCTTGAAACAATGTTAGATCAAATGTAGAACCTGCGTTGTGTCCAATCTTAACTCTATAAAATTTATTATTGTATCTTACTAGTTGACCTTGTTTGTAATAGCGGCCAGTTGTAGATTCCGCTGAGGTAGTATCAACACTACTTAATCCATTGTTACCATTATTAACTATGTTAGACCATTCAGTAAACTCTTCTGATGTGCCGCCAACTTTAACAACTCCAGAAGAAAAAGAAACAATTGGACGGAATATTTTAAAGTATGGATTTGTTACATCGTATCCTTTAATAATAAATTTACCATTAGATTTTTGAACAATGATTCCAGAAATACTAGCAGTGTTAACAGGATTACTTACATTTAAAATTAGTGAGTAGTCTTCAGACGGTAACACAACTCCCGGGCTTGTAGAGGTAGGGTCTACTGAATCAATAATAATTTGTAATTTTTCTTTGCTGACAAAGCCGCCAACCTTATGGAAAAGATTAAAATTAAGATATTCAAGATCTTGTCTTAATCTTGTAATATAATTTTGGTCTTTAGATTTACCATTTTCGATAACGTAGGATCCAAAACCTGCAATCTGATTGTTATCTTCCCCTTCAATTACTAATTTTCTAGGATCTAAATATAGATCATCGCTTGTATATGTTGCCTGTCCGGTAACGTTAATGTCTGATCTGCTAACGTCATATAGATTAGCACAGAATGAACAAGGGTTTAATAGAGCAGCGGCTGCTAAAGATGCAAAAGGATATTGAGAACTAGACCTCCATGCAAACTCAGCTGGTCCGACATCCCCGAACTTCCATTTTTCTTTTTTGTTTTGGTATGAGTTTTCTGAAACTAAAAACGTGTTGGGGTTTTTTAAATCACCATTAATGTCAACTGGGATAATAGAAGACAGGCCAGGTCTTGCATAATCAGAAAGATAGATATCAGTACCTCTTACATACCCGTTTTCTAAATCTGTCCAAAGCATAGTATTAGAAGAGGTATAAGGTGCGACTCCATACTCAGATGCCCACCAATCGGGAGGATTTATAAATCCAAGCATTTCCCAAGGAGCAATATTAGGGCGAATAGTATCATAGAAATAAGAAAACAATGCCTTCCATGATCCAGAAACTTCTAAATCTAGAAGATTATCCACAGTACCTACATAATTCCAAGTGAAGGCGCTTCCTTCGTTAAACGTACTATTTGTTGATACATCAACTCCGTACTTACCCGCCCATCGTGAAAAATCATTTATAAGAATACCGTTTACGTCAGCTACTGTATATTGCCTTTCTCTAAAAGCTGCTGGGCAAAATGCCAACATATCGAATAAATTTTTATCATATGAAACTTTAATATTGTTAAAAATTCGAGTTTCAAATTCTAGAATAATAGCATCTCTGTAATCGCCGTAGGCAACTATTATACTACCATCGTGGCATCTTATTGATTCTACAAGGCCGTTTGCAGGTGTTTGTTTAGTAAACAATATAGGTTCGTACGCAGGCCATAGTCCTAATTTACTAGGAGTAGGAGGAATATAACAGCCCAACGTATTAGAATAACAATGAATTGCTATAACATCACCTATTACTAATGGCAATAGTAAAGTTACAGATCCATCAATATAATTAAATGTATATTGTCGATCTCGAATCAATTGTTCATCATTTACATAAATGATAACTGATTGAAAACTTAATCTTGTTAAATCAAATTCAAACCCTATAGGATACTCAACATTAAAAGTATCAGTAACAGTAAATGTTCTTACTACTTTATTCTGCCCGTATCCAATCATATCAGATCGCTGATATGGAGATTTAAGATCTTTAGCAGTATTAAGAGTTTTTATAATTGAATCTACTGCATCGGCGGGAGATGTTTGACTATCAACTTGTACCAATGACCTTAAAAAATTCATTTTAAATTGATCGTATTGATTCCCAGCTGCTCGTATTGCATCGACTACATTGTGTTCTTTCTTACCAAAGAATATTTGTGAGAAAGAAATTGGGTTAGCGTTAATAACTAATCTTGATCCGTATTTTGTATAGTCTGATAAATCTCTTAAGTTAGTTCCATCATATGCAGAAGTTTTATTAACCATTGTGGATAAATGGTCTCCTAACTCACTTAGTGTTAGACTTATTGGTGAACCATTTAATGGATTATTTGTTAATCCTATTGGAGTTTCATAATAACCATTAGCATTAGGAACTTGGTCTGTTTCTATCTTCAACAATACTACATCGTTTTCTAATAACGTATTACTGGTGATCAATTCAACTTTACTAGAAGTAATAGATGCTGTTGATGTAATTTTTACATTGTTTACATAAACTGACGCTACTAGATTAGTATCTACCGGAGAATCTAAACAGGTTACGGTAATTGTATTTGTATCAGTAGTAATTGTTTGTATTTCTAATACTGGTATTTTATAATTTACAGATTCGGCCCAAACATTAACTAAATTGTCATCTAGTTTTAAATAGGTAATAGAAGTTGAGATAGTCTTACTTAAATTATTATCAATCAAAGTAATTGACTCTGACATAAAATAATTTTTAAATAGGTAGCTACCGGCGCCAATATTGTTTTGATATTTTAATGGGAATCCTAAAATTTGATCGTTTGCGCCAGAACCTAGTTCGTATCCAAAAATTTGATTTCCTGTAAAACTGTTTGCTTCAGAAATATCTGTATAGCTAGTACCGTTGTTAGTGAAGAGATCAAACAGCGGTGGTTGATTTACCTTGGTATGTTGTTGAGCATATAACCATTTGCTAGTAGCAACATTAAAATACCAACTTGTACCGTAATACTCTGTGCCTAAATTTACACTAACGGAATCTCTATCATTTGGAATTAGATCATCAGCACCAATAAGACGTAGTACAGGAACTTCTCCTGTTAGATCAAAATTAACAGAAAATACTTTGCCCCTAACATCTATGTCAGTATCTACGTTAAAGACTACTCTATGTCCTTGCTGTAATAGCACACCGTCAATATAGTATCCGTAGGTACCATCAACTGTAGCAAATGCATCAGTTGTAGTATCATCAATTAAATCAATGTTTTTAATTCCAGCTTTTCCAAAATTATATAATTGTAGATTAGGCTTAAATTCGATAATAGGACGTTTAGCTCTTGCTTCTAACGGATAGATCACCGGAACATTGTTAATCTCAGATGTAGCTCTAATGATTTCTTTATGGAACCACCTGTTGTAACGTGTCCATGGATTCAAGTCAGCGCTGGCTCTGCTAATTGTAGTATAATCAGGAGTCAATGGTAACTTTTTATCACCATCAAATGGAAATTCGTCAAACTCTACATTGTCAAATTTTTCATCAAATACTGTAGCAGTCCTGTCATAAGAATCTAGTAATGCGTAGTTAATTAAATTAATTGAAGACCCTACTCCTTCAACTATGTATACAACACTTGCAATTTCAATCTTCATTCCATTGCTTAACGCATATCCATTAGACATTGTATAGGAAGAATTGCCCACAATGTCGTTAACTGTTTCAGATACATCTAATGCAATAACATCAGGACCTGTTGGCAACCAATAATAGTTTGTAAAATTTATTAACTTGTCCCAATCAATTAATGGATCGTATGAATAGAATTTTGAATTAAAAATTGAATCAAGATTAGAATTCTTTCCGCCTTGTATTCTAATTTCGTTAATTAAATCGTCATAGGAAACAACATCAGTGATGTTATCATTTGCATCTTTAAAAACTAATGCTGGCTCTAAACTATAATTATTTCTTAAGGAAGATAACTCATCAAGATAAAAATCTGTAGTAGGATTATAGTTAGGCGTTATCTTCGATCCAACAAAACCGTCAAGTCTTTCAACTTGAGGAGTTTGAATAAATTGATCAATTGTACTAGATAAAAATTTAGAATTTTTATCAGTTCGTAGATATTCTGGTAGTAGGTTAACTGATTTCTTAATATCCGCCATGTTAGGTTCCACTGGTTGTTACAATTGCTGATATTGATTTTATCTGCGATGCTGTAATGGCATCAATTATTTCTATGTCTGAAATATTTGCCCCATTGATAAAAATTTCATTTGAGAGACAGGCAACTTCGTACAAGCTACCAAAACTACCAACGCTTTTAGGAGTGACTACAAAATTAGTTATGTCAGGGGTTAGTTGGTTCATTACATAAGCCGACAATTCACTAAAATAAAACGATTGTCCAAAATTCCAATTTTCTAAAGCAAAGAATTCATTAATTGCTACTAGTATTCTAGTTTTTAAATCATTATCTGTAGTTGGTTTTTCAGAATTTCTTACTGCTTTAAATTTAGCTTGTAAGCTAGTAGTAGCATTACTTCCAAATAATACTTTATATTTTACAGAATGAAAAATAATTTCATCGCTGATTGCCTTAATTGGTTCCAGACTGCTAGAGTAATTTTGTTCTAAACTACTGCTAGTCGGTGGTAATGGTTGTCTAGCAGAATTACCAGCAAGCCAACTTCTTATTTCATTATCATATCCAGTAGTCAATACATAGATGTCTATAATATTTGATTTACTAGGGTCAATACGTCTATCAGATCCACTGTTATGTATATAGTGGAAATTTAAATCCGATCTGCCTGCTCGAGCAAAATATTGATCAGTATATATTAATTTTTGAGTTAATTCAGACCAGTACTTAACAACATTTAAATCTGAGCTGTAAAAATAAAATAAATCGTTGTCTGCTACTAAATTTGTAGATTTATAAATGAAGAAATCGTCTTCAGTGTTAAAAGGAATTATTCCTGTAGTAAGAGTATATCGCAACCCATCACTTAATTTCTTAAAATAAACAAAATTCTGTTTGAATCCTGTTGTAGAATCAACGTATTCTGGGTTGACTATAGATTTAAAAGAGTCCGGATCTGCAAGCTGTCCAGTATTATTATAATCATAAAAACTTACTTTAACCTTTTTAGGTTCCACATATCCGTCAGGTTCAACTACTGGACCATCAATTTGCCAAGAATAATCTGAAGTTAGTTTTCCTGAGAAACTATTTCCTAATAACCAAACACCTGATACTTTTCTAAATGCATTATTAGTAGCAATGTTAATGTAATAATCCCCATTCTCTCCTAATACAGAAGACGGATTAGTTGTTCCGCTATACCACTGACGAGTTGACTTAGGTTCTGGGTTAACTGATAAGACATCAACTCTATCTTTAATAACAGAATTGTTTGTAAAATCATAGTTAATAGAATCAGTATCTATATAGAATGATGTTTCAGCTTGACTTTCAAATATAAAAAACAAATTCCTATAACGAACTTTGTAATTCTTTCCAGTCCAAACAAAAGCTATGATCCAGCTAGAATCTAATCCAGCATCGCTAACGTTACCTTGGTTATCTAAACTAAAAGAATTAGTTAAATTTAAATTAGAATTTAAAATTATATCCCAAGTTCTGGCATCGCTCGATATTGTTAAACCAAAATTTCTTTGGCTCATACAAAGATTTGCAATTTCATTTTCAATTGAATAATTTAAAGTATGAATATACTTAGGTACTACCTCAACTGGTACAGCTCCATGAGGAACACGACTTGCAAATATTACAGGACCAGTTCCGTCATCTAATGTACCAACTCCACTGTTGCCACCATCACCGATAACTTGGTATACCATAGACCACAGGTAGTCTTTGCCGCCTGCCGGAATAATACCTGAGGTAGGAACAGTTACTAGATTATTATTGCTGTCAAAGTACTTGCCAGTTGTTGGATTAAATTTAACTAGTGCGCCCGGGGAAACATATCTTAAATTTTGTTCTGAGTATTCACCTACTGCCATAACTCCTGAAATATTTGAGAAATAGCCTCGACTCTGTCCAGGTGTTTTATTAACTTCATTCCATGTTAACGCCAATGAAGTTAAATCTAAATTTGTATATTTTTCAATATAAAAAGAACGAATGCCATTAGATAATACAACAGGGGCTAGTGTATTCTTAATAACAGATAGCACTTGATTTCTGCTAGTAAATTCAAACTCAAAATATTCTTCAGTTTCTTCTTGATACAAAATTCCATCGGCAGCAAAAATATTTGTTTTACTATAACCGCCGGTAACATCTGAAATGTCATAATATTTGCTTAGGCCGCTACTTACTCGGTTGACACTCTTAATTTTTAATATATCAGAACCTGCAGTCAGCGGAGCAATATTATAATCTTCTCCGGTAATCATTCTATTCTGTAGGTAATAATTTTGAGGAGCCTTAGTTTGAATGCTGGCGTTTGTTTCCGGTCCAGAACTATTACTAACTGTATACTGTAGACTTAGTGTTAATTGTAACGTGTGAGTTTGATTTGACCCGTTAACGTATGGTACTTGGATAACAATACCACTCATTTGCTCAGGTTTAATAACATAAGACTTTCCATTACTCTGTCTATAGAATAATCTGAATTGCCCCTTGGGCAAATCGCCGAACACACCATCAGCAAAATTTAAATCAATCTGATCATTTTCTCTAGGAGCAATTGCATAAATGGTTCGTAAATCTTTATTAAGACTATTGTAGATAACGTTGTTACTGTTGTTAATTGTAGGAACATCTGTCCACAATGTAGCAAAATTACCATCTTTATCTAGCTGCCATAACCACACATCTGTATCGTTAATATCAGGAGTATTGATTCCTACAATTTCGTTAGGTACCGGATTATCAAGTGTAAACTGAACCATACTCAATGATCCCTGTTTAAACATAGTAAAGAATCCGGTATCTGCGCTACCCGATCCTTGATTATCATTTTTATAAACAAAACTAAATTTGTTAGCAGGTTCGGGTGCAGCTTCATATACAAATGTTTTACCAATAAACGTACATGGTGCTACTTCAAATCCCATTGATACTCCGTCAATGTTTTTATTATAGCTAAACAATGGAACATCAGTTGTTGCGCCGTTAAAATAATATTGCTCTGTTAAAATACCGTCTAATGTTTCTCTGTCAGCCGGATTTCCAAAATCAGAACTCATTGCAGAATTCATAATGTTAATGAATTGTTGGTACCAATTAGAATTAGTAGCATCATTCCATCCGATGGTAGTATTGGCTAAATTGTTTCCGTTAGAATCAATGACGCTGTCAGTTGTAGAAATAGCTGTAACTTTTAAAAAGCCGTTTGCAGGTGTGTTGCGCTTAGGACGATAGCTAATTAATTGTGCCAAACGTAGAATACTGTCACGACGTTGAGCAGTTTCTAAAAAGTTTTCTCGAGCATTTAAATCAACACGGAAACTTAGATTTTGACCTAGATACGCAATAAGGTCAATTAGAGCAATATACTCACTACTGTCAATAAAATCGTTAAAATCTTCTGGATAATTTTCCTGAAGATAGGAAATCATTGTACGTCTTAGTGTTTCAAAGTCGTAGCTTTTAAAGTCAGCATTTCGGAAAGATTGGTAAACTTTTTTCCAATCTTCGCCGACCAGTAGTTGAGAGTTAGTTGAAGGAATCATATTCTTTTCTAGATACCATATTTATTGTAAAAATTAACCGCGCATATTATTGTAGTACTAGACCAACTTTCTGATCAAACACTAATTTTAATGCTGACGATTGGTCGGTATTTTTCATCACAAGAACAATATCTATTAGATATCCTTGCTCGTATTCGTTAACTTGTATTTGTGTAGGATATACTCTAGGATCAGTGTTACATATAGTCTCAATATCTTTAGTTAATACATTCCTGATCTGCGGTGTCAACGGTTCCATAAGTATATCCCAAATAATAGTACCAAAGGTGGGATTCATTACTCGTTGTCCTTTTCTTGTGTTGAAATGATTAAGAATATTTTGTTTAATCAAATCAAAGTCGTAGAGTTTAGATCCTCTGTTGTCGGGATTAGTTGTGCTAAAACCCTTATAATAGTGAGTCAGCTTGTTAGTATGTTGACTATTATAATTCGTAACATTAATTTCTAAATTCTTATAGGGCATGGTATATTTATTATTATTTTAAGAGCCGGTTTTTATAGGGTTGCCACTGCTGTCACTGAGGATGCCGCCACTGCCTGTACCTACTAATTTACCCTGTAGCTGTCCTAAAAAGCATTCATAATAACCCTTCTTCTTGGCTTTGATATCTGGCGTATTAAAGCCAATAGACTTGCAAGCCGCTTCAAAATAGTTAGGATCTGTTTGTGCAACCTTACATCTATCAAGCATGTATTTGACACTAACTTCAGCTGATATAGCAGGATCGCTTAACAATTTAGGGTTGTTAAGTAAATCTTTGTTCACCATATTACCGTAACGTTTATAGTTGGCGCGGCCGGTTAACTGAATGTAACCTCGGCCTATAAAGTTGCCGCCGTCACCTGGCTGAGTATTACCTAAACCTTTACCTTTAGCAGTTTGGTATCCGTACAAGAATTCAGGCAAACTGTTATTAGGGTTGCCTGCATATTGTTGGGCAAGTGCTTTATCACCTTTAAACACACTAGGAAACACTTGTAATAGTCTGTCTGCAGAGTAATTAAATCCTTCTTCAACTAACTTCCAACGACATTCGCCGCCTGCAATACCTAACAAAGAAGCTACTGCATAAGGACTTGTTATTCCATATTTGGCGCAGGCGGCTTTGAGGGCAGCAATACCTGGGGCGGCGGAACTAGCGTTAATATCTTTAGAAAATTCAGGAGTACAAGTTCCAGGAACAACTTCAGGTGGATTAGCAGGCTCTTGTTTGCCAGCAGCAGGATTAGGGGGAACGCCAGCAGCGACACGTGCAGATCCAGGTGCGTTTGCAAGAGTAACGTCTGTAGCAGTAGAACTAACTTTAGTAGGATTAATGTTTTCATGTTGCGGCCAAGGTTCGTGTGTTGGCACACGTTGCATGATAGTTTTAATAGTTCCAGTATTATAAAACTTACCATCGCTCCATCCGTAGCTAACTTGTTTATCCGGTAGACTAAACAGTGGCAAATCTGGAGGAACTTCTGCAGACGTTGCAATGTTTGGGGCTCCGGCTGCTGGACCATTTAAATGTACATTTGATCCAGAAATTAATACATTTCCATTAGCACCTAAATTAAGCACTCCGGCTGTACCTAGATTGATATTGCCTTCACCAGCAAGGCTTACTGCTCCCTCAGCAGAGAAATTAATTTCGCCGCCGGATTCAACGTCATACCCAAGTCCTGCTGTAATACTTACCAAACTACCAATTGTTTCGTCGTGCTTTCCTCTAACGGCAATTTTTTGGTCGCCATCAACTACAAGATAATTGTATCCTGTAATGTTAGTTTCCATATTTTTACCTGCTCGCATCTGAATGTTGCGGCCTGCTTCTATATTAACATCTCGATCGGCACGGAAGTTAAAATCTGCTTCAGTATGAATACTAACACTGTCTGCGGCGTAGATATCAATCTTACCATTACTGGTCATTTCAATCCATGCGGTGCCTTTACTGTTAGCAATGTAGATTAAGTCTTGACTATTGTGCATTAAGATTTGATGACCTGTTCTTGTTCTAAGTCTAATCAGTTCATTCTGTCCGTTGACATCTCCGTCATCCATGACAAAACTACTGCCGCCAAGTCTACTAACAGGTGCTTGTGCATTTCCTTCGTAACCCAACTTACCTCGTTTAGCACCAGCACTATCATCAAGCGGGCCAGGGGTGCTAATACCAAACACTCCGCTAGGTACTTCTCGCCTTGCACTACTAGAAGTAACGCCGCGAGCTGTGTCTAACAACAATCCTTGCTGTACCAATCTATCTGCAAAAGGATGTACTGGTTTAGCAAATCTTTCTACGTTAGGGTTTTCTAACTTCTTAGAGCTTTTGTGAAATTCTGCAACGGGCAAATAATCTGTGCCGTATTTTCTACGCTGTTCTTTTGTGACCGCAACTTGTTTGCTGGCGGCAATACCAGGCACCATATGATTTTGAAATACATCAGCTACACATCCCATCCAATAACCTTGATTAGGATCTCCGTCAATAAAGATAACCATAACTGTGGTTCCAACGTCTGGAGGTACTGCCCAAAAACCGTAGCTCTTTTGTACATCATTAAAATCGCTGCTGTTAGTTCCTTCGTGCCTAATAGAAGTATTGCCTGCAAAAGGACTTAGGTAACGAACTACATAAGTTTCGCCTTGAATCTTTGTAGAGCTAGGCATACCTTTAATTAAAGCAACTTCAAGTCCGCCCATATAAGTTGGATCAAGATGGTTTGTTACTTCTGCAAGGAAGGGGCCCGGATTAGGTAGTGGGGCACGTTTTCTTGTTTCAAATCCCATATATTATCCTATGTTAAAGGTTCCGTTTATTAATTTGTTTAGTGGACTAGCAGATGCGCTACTTCCAAATTTAGCACTAACTGATCCTATTAAATTTTTATCTAGGATAGGAACAGATCCAGTTAATCCAGATAGTTGAGATTGGCCAGATACAGCTTTGTCTTTTATAGAATTAACATCCACTGCATTAAACTGCCCAGTAATATTAGAAAATGGGTTAACCTGCGATGTAGGTATATTAGCCAGCGCAGATGCAACTACCCCAGCTGGTAAAAGATTACCTGATATACTTTTAATATCACTAACTCCGTATAAGTTTGCCACGGCAGTAGCGCCTCCTTTAGCAGCAACTTCGTTGACATAAGCAATGTCTACTCCAGGTGCAGGTGCAGTTGAATAAGGCATGGTAGGAGGAATATTTTTAATCTTGCTTGGAGAAATATAATCTAATACAACACCGGCGTCTGCAGCCTGAGAAAGATTAACTCCTTCGGGTGTATTATTTCCAAAACTTGCAATTTGATTTAAAGATTTACTTTGGTATTGCCTACTTAAACCAGACAGTTGTGAAACGTCCAGTCCTGCCCGAGCACCAATTGCGTTGGGGTCAGCAGTAGATCCGTTAAATGCTGCAATCTTGCTGCCAATGTCGTTAACAAAGGGAGAAATTTTAGTTCCTAAACTACTAATTATTCCAACAGCGGCTACTCCTAATTCTTTTGTTCCGCCAAGTATACTGTTGACTGATCCGTTGGCTAGCCTAGTTGGATCAATTGTAGAACCAAACTTAACATCTAATGCTGTAGGATCTGTGACTACACCTGGCAGTTTAATTGTGGCACCTTCTCCTATACCAGACCCTATGTTTGGTTTGTTAAGAACAGATGCAATAGCTATACCGCCAATTGCCGTAGCAACAGCACCCAGTGCTCGGGGTACCGGAATGTTACCTGTTAACACGTTTGCGGCCACGGCAATTAAAGCAGCAGAACCTAATCCTGTTTGATTTATAGCTCCGAGGCCAGACGAATTTAATCTAATATTAGAAGATATATCAATAGGCAAAGGTTGCCCTATTATAGAAGAACCTGCTGATAGTACCCCGGATCTTAATACACTGCCAGGGGTTTGCATTAACATTCCGGCTGTAGATCCGCCAAGGCCTCCTGTGGCCGCAGTAAAGTTACTTAACTCACCAGGTAAGCCGGGACTTGGCAAGCCCCTATTAAGTTGTTCCATTGCTGTACTTGAATCTAATCGTCGACTTGGATTTTCTGCTCTAGTAGTATCCGGAATAACACGATCAACAACCGACGGGGTAGTGATCATTCTATCGGCCGGGTCACTAGGAGCAATGTCCTGATCTAATATTTGTCCAGGTAACCTTAAAATTTGTAAACGCTGTTTAAATGTGCCGTCTTTGAAAGTACTAGTTGCTTGGTTAACTTTGTAGACTCCGCTAAATGGAATTAACTTAGGATCAAAGTACATCATGCCTGTGTCCGGATTAATATCTATTGGGTTACGAAAATTTATCGTAATCAATACTTCGCTATAAATGTGGTCGGCTTCTCCGTCTTTAGTTTTTCCTCGCCCGTCGGGACTAGAAACATAATTGCCTACGCCGCCGGTGGCAATATAAAAAGGATCACCTAATAATTCTATTTCACCAACAATCATACTAGCTTTAGAATTAATGATAGCGTCGTGCATCTTCTTTGCTAGTATACCATATGAATCATTTAGCGGTTGACCGGCATTGCCGCCGGTGCTTTGAACAGAGCTTGTTTCAACTTTAGTAGGCGGACTAGGGAGTTGTTGGTTTTCTGTTGATTCTGAATTTGACGGATTTTGTTTCGTATCAACTGCATTATTAGGTGCGGCGCCAGTTTTGGCAGCCGGTATATCGTTATTACCCATAGCCGCAGGTACAGCTTCAAAAAATAATGTATTAAAATTGAGTTTAAAATTTATAATGTCTATATTCTTGCCGGTATAGATGTAATTGTATTCTCTTAGGCTTAATTTTTTTAATTTTTTATCATCTATCTGTTCTTGACCATAGGTAGGAATACGTGTGTAATGCACCTTGTAAGGTGTAACAACATATTCAAAATTTTGAAATGGTTTTTTTGATGATTCATTAATTATATCAAGATTAGTAACTTCCATTTTGACCATAAAATATTCCATCATTCCAAAATCGTCAATACTTAACTTTACGTTTTTTAAAATGTCCCTAGCAAATTCGCTGTCACGAATAACAGAAGATATAGCCTCATGTATATTCATTCCTTCAGCAAACTGAACTACAGTTTTTCCAGGAGTATACTTAACTGCTTCAGGCTCTTTAGCTTGTTGAGCAGCGGTAGGTTGTTGTGTTCCGGCTGCTTTATATGCTGTGGCTTTTTCAGTAGTGGCTGGATCAACCATCTTATATAGTGCATTGTCTTTTAAGATTTCAACTAACTTTGAAAGTCCAATTTTATTATCAGGAGTGTCTTTCCAACCTTCACCGTCTACCCAACTTGGAAACTTTATACTGTAGGTGTCGTGCTTATTACCTAGTGATTCTGTTTTACCGTCTTTCTCAGAAAGTGCAACCTGTTCATTGACATTTTTAACCAAGTCTAACAAAATATCTTTAACAGTAATCCCCGACATCTGTATAGGTTTTTTAACAACGTTTGGTTCCCCAAACGCACGTTCATTAAATGGAACTGCACTACATCTATATCTAGTTCCCCTTTCAGTAATATCAACCTCCATACCGGTAAGTCCTAAAGGAAAGAATCTTTCAGACTTGGGAATTTTTATTGGTTCTGAAAATTCGCCCTCATCAGGATAACCCCAAAATTCTAATTTTAGAACAAAACTAGCCTGCAGGTAAGAAGGATATCCGGCGGCAATAGCTGCAACATGGAGTGCTTCAATAAATCCGTTAATACTGTAGGGTTCAATAACTTCAAATTTAATTTGAGTTGGTAATGTAGTTCCGCCGGCATTAGTAAACGCCATTATTGTATCAACTTCTACATTTTCAAGAAACATATCAAATCGCCCAGGACTTTCTGTGTTAAACCCATTTATTAATTCGGAGCCGTAGTCTCGTAAAGGAACATTCTTTTGTTCAGGAGTAAGATCTACTCGTCTAGGGTCCTGTGCAGCAAAATCAGCGCGGGCCTGCCGAGAAACTTCTCCTGAATTTCCCATATTGGCAGAGACAGTCATTTTAGAATTTCCCTTGCCTCCAGATTTTATTACCACTAGATCTAATTCACTTTCTCTGTATTTTTTAGGATCTGTTAAGTATCCTTTTTTCAATCCAGCAAGAGTAAAACTATATGTAATAGATCTGTAGGAATTTAAAATGTTTGCTTCAGCAGATTGAACAACTTGAGGTTTTGCATTAACGTCTGCCTTGGCTTCGCCGTCTGGATTAGTTTTAGCTGTGTCAGTTTTTCTTTCAGCTTCATTTGCAGCCATACAATTATCCTATCACTCTTTGTAGAGTAGATGCTTTGGGCAAATAAATTTTGACACCGGCTACCATATCAAATACCGGATCTTTGATAACTGATCTATTTCTGACGGCGAACACCCACCACAGTTTGTGATCTTTATATAAATCATAGGCCAGCAAGTCAGGACGATGTTCATAGGTAGCAGTCAATTCAAACAAGATATCATCTCTTTCGTTGGGTATGTCTCTAAAATTAATAACATCAAGGTAATTATTAACCATTGACGAATTATAATAAGGACTTGTTTTAGCGTACATAGTCATTAAATATATCCTTGTTTCCAAAAGGCACCATCATTATAACTAGCTACAGAAAATTTCTGCATTTCAGCTCTGCTATACATAGGCACACAGGTAATTGCAATAGTAGATACTACAGGAACTGCGGTTGTACCAAAATCTATATGATTAGAAATTGTAAAATAGTCTACACTGTCGGGCATCTCTATTCTATAACTTGTAATTGCTACGGGAACATTGTGCAACATTGCTTCACCACCGGCATATAATCTGCAAACAGGGGGTGGGGCGCCTGCATCTAGATCACCACCGAACCTCATTCTTGTTAAAGATTTTAAAAGATGCATAGTTGATAGATATATTACAGCATCGTCTGCGTTTTCTACAGAAAATTTTCCGCTAATTGAAATATTACCTATATTACTTCTTTGATAGAAGTTAGTAGAAAAGTTCGAATGTAAAGGTTTTGATTCGGCGTATTCGGCCTTAGCTTCATAACTAACACTCGGAGTATACGGAAATAATATTCCTCCAATATTAGCAATCTCATCATTTGGTCCTTTAAGAAATTTAGTAATGTATTTTGGAGGAACTAATATTTTAACTCGGGTGTCATCTTTTGATAGGTTGCCTTTAATATCTTGAAACTCTACCTCCAGCTTTTCTGGTTTTTCTGGTTCTGCACCCTCGGGTACTCCTGGAACAACTCTTTCTCCAAAAGTAGAAGCACCCAATCGTGGGGAACGCTTTCTTACAATTTCTGTTCTTCTATCACTGCTAAGTTGATCGTATTCAGTAGCCATTCTATAATTCCTCGTGTAGTATATTTAACCAATAAATAAAACGCTCGTATAATGGTTGACATTACCATTTCTACAATGCTATAATGTCTTAATAAGGATAATAACAACAATATGACCATTACACCAACCCCTGTTCCTACAGGTATCGTTCCGTCAGGCAGAAAAGTAAAGTACTTAAACAATAGAGATTTACTGGCAGAAATTCATAGAAGTAAGAGTTCATTTTCAAGTTTTACCAGTCCGGAGTATAGCCAACATGATATAATTTTGTCCAATCTTGATAAAATTAATATTAGGACAATTGCAGATGCCAAGCGGGCTAAAGCAAAACGTATCGGAATTGCAACATTTGCACTGGCAAGGGCCAGTGGGGATAAAAAAGTTAAACTAATTGAATGTACTCCAGATTATAAAACAATAGCCAAAGTTGATGTTGTGTTTAGGATCATGACGTTTGATCATATTCCGTTAGCACCTGGACGTAAGAAGACTGTTAAAAGTACAGCAGACGGGCACGAAAAAGTAAACTTTCCTCCTTACCAACACTGGAAGTTTAATGAAAATGATGAGCTAATTTGTGTAGGTAAGAGTCATTGGAAAGGTCTAGTAGATACTGGCAAATTTAGTAAAGAGCATGGCAGGATTACTGAAAATTTAGGCAAAATGTATATCAAACTAAGCGAACGATATGCACAGCGTAGCAACTGGCGGGGATATACCTACGTTGAAGAAATGCGGGGCCAAGCAGTTCTTCAGTTGTCTCAGATTGGATTACAGTTTGACGAGTCCAAATCAGAAAACCCGTTTGCGTATTACACCGCAGCCGTAACCAACAGCTTTACTAGGGTTCTCAACATTGAAAAAAAGAACCAAAACATTCGAGATGATATGCTAGAGTCACATGGACTAACTCCTAGTTTAACACGACAAAATCAACAAGAATATGCAGAAGAAAATGCTCGACAAGCAGAACTATACAAAAACTTCCGTATGCCCAAGAGTGAGGAAGACAACTTGGAAGAATCTGAAGAGACTGATGTTTGACTTTGTTTGTTAAAAAGTGTACACTGTCAGTAGGAGATAATAATATATGACCTTGTTTAAAAAGGTAGCATGTTTTACAGACATACACTTTGGATTAAAATCAAATTCGGGAACGCATCTTAAAGACTGTGAAGAATTCGTTGACTGGTTTATTGCAGAAGCCCAGAAAGAAGGTTGTGAAACAGCAATCTTTCTTGGAGACTGGAGTCATAACCGTAACAGTCTTAATCTAATTACATTAGATACCAGTTTAAGGTGTTTAGAAAAACTAGGTGCTGCCTTTGAGCAGTTCTTTTGGTTTCCAGGTAATCACGATTTGTTCTATAAAGACAAACGTGACATCCATAGCTCTGCGTTCGGACGACATGTCCCCGGTGTAACCGTTGTCGAAGGTGTAACAACCATTGGTGAAGTCACGCTTGTTCCGTGGCTAGTGGGCGATGAGTGGAAATCAATGAACCAGCTTACCAGCAAATATGTATTTGGACACTTTGAACTGCCCCTATTCTATATGAATGCAATGGTGCAAATGCCGGATCACGGTGAACTCAAAGCTTCAGACTTTGGTAAACCTGAGTATGTATTCAGCGGTCACTTCCATAAAAGACAAAACAAAGGCAATGTACACTACATTGGTAATGCATTTCCACATAATTTTGCAGACGTGTGGGATGACGATAGAGGAATGATGATACTAGAATGGGGTGGGGAGCCCGATTATCGCACCTGGCCAGATTGCCCTAAGTATAGAAACATCAAACTTAGTGATTTGTTAGATCGCAAAGACGAAGTTATGAAGTCCAAGATGCATTTTAAAGTTAATCTTGACATCGATATTAGTTACGAGGAAGCAAACTTCATTAAAGAAACGTTTACTAACGAGTATGACATTCGAGAAATTAGTCTTATACAGGACAAGACCACACTAGACGGTACAATTGACGACAATCCAGATCAAAAATTTGAAAGTGTAGATCAAATTGTGTCCGAACAGTTAATCAATATTGAATCCGAACAGTTTGACAAAGCTGTATTACTGAATATCTATAACAATCTATGAGTTTTAAAATAAAGAATATCACTGTGAAGAATTTCCTATCGGTAGGAAATCAAACACAGGCCGTTGATTTTGACAAAGAGCACCTCACGTTGGTACTAGGATCTAATTTAGATCTAGGTGGAGATGATACAGGGTCACGCAACGGCACAGGTAAGACTACTATGATCAATGCATTGAGTTATGCATTGTACGGTCAGGCATTAACTAATATTAAAAAAGAAAACTTAATTAACAAGACTAACGGCAAAGGCATGTTAGTAACTGTTGAGTTTGAAAAAAATGCAGTAAAGTACAAGATCGAACGTGGTCGTAAACCTAATATATTAAAACTCTATGTCAATGATCAAGAATTAAAGACAGAGGATAAGGGCGAAGACGAAGCTCAAGGAGATAGCAGAGAAACACAAAAAGCTATTGAACAGATGCTAGGTATGTCACACACTATGTTTAAACACCTAGTGGCACTTAATACATATACTGAACCGTTCTTGTCAATGAAGGCTGCAGAACAACGTGAAGTTATTGAACAACTGTTAGGCATTACTTTACTCTCTGAAAAAGCAGAAGTATTAAAATTACAAGTTAAAGAAAATAAAGATGCTATTCAAATTGAAACAGTTAGGATTGAAGCTGTCAAGACTGCCAATGGAAATGTACAAAAAAGCATTGATAGTTTAAAAATTAAGAGTGCAGCTTGGGAATCTAAGAAAGAATCAGACATTGAAAACTTAGGTCGTGCAATGATGCGACTTGAAAATGTTGATATTGAGGTGGAGTTACTAGCACATGTCCAACTCAAACATTGGAATGAACACAATACTAAGGTACAAAACTTAAACAAACAAAAGGCCACATTAGAATCTGCTGTAGGTCAGGCTGAGAGAACCGTTAAGAAGTACGCAAAAGAATTAGAATCTCTAGGGAATAAAACATGTCATGCTTGTGAACAAGAGTTACATGATCATAAACATGAAGAAATGACCAAAACTGCAACCCAACATCTTGGGGAATCCATAAAGTATTTTGACAAAGTGTCACATGACTTAAAAAAGATTGTAGATGAGATAGGAAACGATGATACATCACCTATGCCTAGAACATTTTATGATGCAGAAGCAGAAGCACTTGGACATAAAAACAATTTAACTAGCCTCGAGAATAGCCTAACTCTAAAAATTGATGAACAAAATCCCTATGAGGAACAGATTCAAGAATTAAATCGTACTGCTATTCAAGAAATTAATTGGGAAGTTGTTAACGAACTAATAAAACTTAAAGATCATCAAGAATTTCTTCACAAGTTGTTAACAAATAAAGATAGTTTTATCCGTAAGAAGATTATTGATCAAAACTTATTGTATCTAAACAAGCGCCTAAGCTATTACATTGACAAGCTAGGACTTCCACATCGTGTGGTTTTTCAAAATGATCTTACAGTTGAGATAACCCAGCTAGGACAAGATTTAGATTTTGATAACTTATCACGTGGAGAACGTAACAGGTTAATTCTAAGTATGAGCTTTGCATTTAGAGATGTTTGGGAAGGCTTATATCAAAGTATCAATTTGTTGTTTATTGACGAACTAGTAGATGCTGGCATGGATGCCGCAGGAGTAGAATCTGCTCTAGCGGTCTTGAAAAAAATGGCCAGGGAGAGAAATAAGAATATATACTTAATATCACACAAGGATGAACTAGTTGGTCGCGTAAACAATGTTCTAAGAGTTATCAAAGAAAATGGATTTACCAGCTACTCAAACGATGTTGACTATGTCGAATGATCAGATAAACAAATACAAGGAGTTGTACTCTCAACTTGTTAGTGCATTTGCCGGACTTCATAACGAAACACTATTGTTTGTTAGAACGAGAGGCAGAGAACCAGGGCTTGCTACTAGAAAACACCTTAGAGCAGTAGAAGGATTTGCTAAAGAATTAAAAAGGCAAGGACTACTAGTGTACAAAGAACATGTAGCAAACTTAAAAGCAGAGAAAAAACTGCAAAGAGAAGAAAAAGCAAGGCCAAAAAGAACAAAGCCAATGCCAAGAAAACCAAAAAAGGAAAAACAAAATGACAACAATTAACGAACAATTACAAACACAATTTGCAGAATTTTTAGCAGAAGATGCAAAATTTTCAGGTGGTAACAGCGCAGCCGGAACTCGTAGTCGCAAGGCTCTAGCAGAGTTAAGTAAGCTAGTAAAAGCAAGACGCAATGAGATCACAGAAGAAAAGAATGCTCGCAAGGAAGCTAAGACAGCAAAGTAATCAATGACTTGGTACCATAAAGGTTCTATAGTTACAGAACTGCCTGAAGATTGTGTGGGATTTGTTTATCTTATCTCATGCAATACTTCTGGCAGACTCTACATAGGCAAAAAGTTAGCAAAATTTAGTAAAACGACCTACAAAACTGTAAAGTTAAAGAACGGCACAAAGAAGAAAAAGAAGATCAGAAGCAAAATTGACAGCGACTGGCAAGAATATTATGGCTCAAATATAGAACTTAACAAAGACGTTGAGTTATTTGGCAAAGAAAATTTCACAAGAGAAATATTGCACTACTGTAAAAGCAAAGCAGAAACATCTTACATTGAGGCCCGCGAACAATTCGACCGCAAAGTATTAGAATCCGATGAATACTATAACGGACAAATTTCTGTCCGTGTCCATGGCTCTCACATTAAATCCAAAATTTAATTCAGTTTAAGCTCGCACAGGCTAATATCGTGTGCCGAACAGAAGAAACCTGGACCTAGGGTCGCAGGAATCCGCAGTCTTGCCGCTGAAGCAAGCACTTAACCACTATCCTTTACAGGACGAGGATCGCAAATTCGCCGCGGTTTGGTTATTTGAAACAAGAATTTAGGCAAAATGAAGGGCTAGAGACGCCCTACGTAAGCAAGTATGTTAGTGTATATTTGTTTACCGCCGCTGGAATAAGACACTGCTCGTGGTACAGGCCAACCGCCACTGTAATGCAGTAACACTAAGTGACATATGTTCAACTCGAATAATGTTTTCTTTGCCCGGTCAGGGCAAAGTGTGACTGAACAATCTGAATAATATTATTTCGTCTTCGACGGAGTAATTGCTCTGAGTGTAAACGAAAGAGCAAATGAGCGTAAGCTCATTATAAATAACAAATACATTCAGGATATTGTTATGGACATGCACCAATTATCTGCTAGATTAAGACAAATAGAAAATTCTCCTAAGAAATCTATATTTGAAAGTATAGGTCACGGCGATCAATATTTTACTACTTGGGAAAGAGAGATTCACCCTTTACTATGTGAGGTTGCGTTACAACCTGACCAGATTCAACAACTGTTTAAAAGCATAGAAACTGGTGCCGGCAGAAGTATGCTAGGTAAAGTGGGCGATGCTGCTGGTGCTGCCAAGGATAAGATAGGTGATGTGTGGTTTAATAAATTTGGAGGTATGCTACAAAGTAGTGCTCCTGTTCAAGCATTTGATCAAAAGTTTGAAGAAATTAAAACATCTATTGCTGCAAAGAATCCCAAGCTAGCGGCTCAGCTGGCCAAATACGGAGAGTTTGCTAAGAGCAATCCTAACCTACATAAATTCTTGTTGGCCATTGCAGGTTCAGCCGCAGCCGCATTAGGTGTAGCGGCAGCAGGAGGAGTAGCTGCCGGAGCATTAGCAATAGGAACAGGCACTGGTATTGCAGTAGGCATTTTAAACATTGCTGACCGGTTACTACAAGGTCAAAAAGCATCAACTGCTATCGGTCGTGGTGCTACTACAGGTGCCATTGCAGGCTTAGCCGCAGGTGGAGCAGCTAAAATTGGAGACATGGTTAAGGCAGGATTAAAGTCTGATATTATTGCAGATTTAAGAGGCATGAAGATCATGAGACATGATATGGATTATAACGGTGCTATATTCAATGCCGTTACTAAGGAACCAGAAACATCAGCGTTAAAAAATGCATTTGATTCATTAATGCCAAAGTTCGGGTCAGGCGGAGTAGTTGATCCTAATGCAGTCAATAAGTTTGCAGAAATGATGGCAAAAGTTTCTAGCCCTGAATATCAAGAAATGATTGGTAAAACTAGAGAAATTGCCATAGCCGCTAAAGACGCCGCCAAATCAAGTATTGCGTTAGTTACTCAGTTACAACAAGTAGGCGCAGCAGTTGCAGGTGGTGTAGCCAGTGCGGCAACTAATCAACAACCACCTGCACCAGTAAAAGAATCTCTAAATAATAAACAACTTAACGAACTGTTTGGTATTACAGGCAATAAAGTAGATGCTAGTACATTACAAAAAGCATGGGCGAAAGCAGGCAGTCCGACAGACAGCGATGAAGTTGCTAAGATATTACAAAGTGCAGGTGTGGATCCAGCAGTAATATCTAAGACTTTTACTGATATGTCACTGCCAGCACCAGCAGGCAAAGTTCAACCAACAATGGGTGCAGAACCGGTAAATATCAAAGACATGCTTGATCAGATATTGAAACTAGACCCTAAAGCTCAACAGCAAGTATTAGCATATCTTAAGAAATAATAGGAACTCATATGAAAATTTCTCAACTCGTAGCAACAAAAACAAAAACACCATATTATGAAAGTGTTGCTAGTAGACTACCAAGAAAAATAAAATCTCAGCAGCACCTTTTAAATCTAGGGTATGTAATCACAGTCCAGGATTTAGGACTATCAAGAGCAAAAGCACTAGATGAATCTTTTGCTGTTAATTTAATTAATTCATATCATAAGCAATGTTTAAACGAAGGAGTTGGTTCCTTCTTAGGAAAAGCTGCCGGTAACGTTGCAGGAGCAGTAGGTGCCGCAGGCCGTGGGATAAAAAATGCATGGGCTGATGCTAAAAAAGGATACTCTGATGCTAAAGCATCGTGGGATCCGGCTACCGGTGCTGCACCGGCAGCACCCGGTACACCTCCAGCAGGTGGTACACCTCCGGCAGCAGGCGGAGCAGAACCGGCTACGCCACCAAGTACTTACGCAACACCAGCGGGAGGCGGCGACACTGGGCGCCCATATGTTGCTCAACCTGGTGCAGGCGCGGCACCTGAAGCACCTGCAACGGGCGCAGCACCTGAAGCACCAACTGCATCTGCACCGGCAGGTGATATAGGAAGTATAATGCAGGCTATTGATAAGTTAGATAAACCTACTAAGCAACAGCTAGCAGGCGAGTTAGAAAAGAGTATTAATGCCCCTGAGCCAGCAGCAGACAAACCAGCAGCTGGTAAACCAGGCGCAGCACCAGGTACACCTCCGGCAGCAGGCGGAGCAACACCTCCAGCAGCACCAGGTACACCTCCGGCAGCAGGCGGAGCAACACCTCCGGCAGCACCAGGTGCAGCACCGGCAACAGAGCCACAAGGATCTATATACGATCCTGCAAAAGCTGCCGCTGATAAATTAGCAAAAAATCAAGCAGATGCTGACCAACGTAATGCTGACATAGAAAAAACAAAACAAGCTAATGCGGCTAAAGCACAACAAGATGCTGCCATTAAAGCAGCCGCAGATGCTGCCCGTGCTAAACCAGGATTCCAACAATCTCCAGAAGATAAATTGGCTATCAAAGCTGCTGAGCGAGCAGGCATTAGAGAATCTGAAGAAAAGAAAAAGAAACTTAAGAAGAAGAAAATAGTTGCAGAATTTAAGAGCAACTTTTTAGGAATGATGATTTAAAAGAACGGTAATCCTGAATCTTTAGTAGCCTTAAGATTGTCTTCAATAATATTTGTAATACAAGTTCTATCTTCAGGCGTTAATAAAAATGCTTCAGAGAATGATAGTCCACCTCGCATATACCAAGTTAGTCTAAACAATTCTTCGCGCATGGCTTTTGTATCATTTTCATAATCTCTTACAACTTTGTTTATTCCATCAAAGTCGAGATACAAAAGCCTCATACGAAAAAAGTTGATGGATCAAACACTAGTGGAACTTCGATAAATTCTGTAGTAATACCCCTAGCTCGCATTGCTTCAGTAACTGGAACCTGTATTGGTTTAATTGCATTAATATCTTTTAATCGATCAAGATGATTTTGAATTACGTTAAAAATGTCTTTGTCAACATTTTCAATAAACTCTTTAATATGTTTAGGATTGTCAGTGGGTCCTTGACTTGAATCAATTCTAAATATGCTATGTTCGACTATTCCAATGGTTACTTCACTTAATTTGTTAAAACTTTCTTTAAATGCCCGTATCTTTTCTTCATCACTGGCTGTATTGTTGTTGGCAATCTGTAACATTTTTTGTGTTTCAAATGTACTTACTGCACTGGTACTAATTCGTTTATAGTCCATAGGACGAACATATACAGTTAAATCTTCGTTAATTGGAACAACTGGATCCCAGGTAATGTTGGCCATTAAACTGTCCATTACATTTCGAAGATCTATTGTATATTCCATCTCATCTTCATCGTTTAATGTAATAGGTGTAACCATTTTTTCACCGTAGGTTGCAAGTCTAATACCAATAAGAATAACATCTAAATCAATGCTAGGAACATTCCATGCATTTTTAACATGAGGTATACAATGTTGGATCACATCAACAACTGCCTGTCCGCTCATTACGGCATCGGGAACTTTTAACATAAGTTCATCTTTAGCAGTCATTGAGTAAACTGGATATTCTCCTGTTTCGGAAGCAGCCAGTGAACCAGCAGGCCAGAATTCGCCCTGACTAGGTAAGCGAATATAGATTTTTGGTTGCCTCATAAATGAAGCTAATGGGTTTGGCTGAATATTTGGTACTGATGTGACCATGGTTTTAATCTCCGATAAATAAACAATGAATACTAACACTCTTATTTATGTGCTCATATAACTCATAAAAAACAATGGCAGACGTAACTGGCTCAATAGGCAACGAATACGTAGAACTGAATAACGCGGCAACAGAAGCTACGTTAAAACTTCTACTTGCCGCCGTCACAGGCGGAAACGCCAAAGCGAATATCAACAGCATTGGTACTAAGGCAGGTATAGATCCGGCCACAGTGGCCAAAGTCAACGACGGTCTTAAAAATTCAGCCGTAGCTGGTGAAAAAAGTGCAGGAGCATTTAATAAAGTTGCAGCGGGTGGTACTAGTGCAGCACAAGGACTTGATAGATTAAGTACTTCTCTATCACCATTAATTGATAAACTTTTAGCGGGTACAGCACAGGCCAGCGATGCGTTTGGTGCATTAGAAAGACTTCCAGGCGTACTTGGTGTAGTTATGGGACTATTTGGTAAAGTAGCTACATATCAACAAGATAACGTAAAAACGTATCAGCAGATAACACAAGTAGGTGCAAATTTTGGAGGCAGCCTTACTGACCTTAGACAAGCGGCACTGAACACCTACATGAGTCTAACTGAGTTTGGAACGTTTGTAAAATCAAACGGAGAAGCACTTGCAAGAATGGGCGGAAGTGTTGATGGCGGCACTCGAGCATTTGTACGGCTAAGCAAAGATTTAATTAGCAGTGAAATAGGTACAAATCTTATGGCGCTAGGATACAGTACTGAGCAAATTAACAGTACTATGGCAACCTACATTGCAAGCACCGGTGGTAGAACTCGTCAAGAAATGCAGAATACACAGGCGCTTGCTGCCTCTACTGCTGCGTATATGACTGAGCTAGATGCATTAACTCAGTTTACAGGCGTAAGTAAAGACAAACTTGCAGAAGAAGGTAAAAAGGCAGCACAAAACGAAGCATTCCAACGTAAACTTTCTACAATGGACGAAGCTGAACGTGCAAAAACTAAAGCAGCATATGACAAAGCAGCAGCCAGCGGTATTGCTGGTGCAACTGATTTAGTAATGTCAACTGCATTAGGACTTCCACCTGTTACAAAAGCAGCTCAAACTTTACAAGGTGTAGCCCCTGGAGTAGCAGCAGGTTTTAACGCAATGACAAAAACTGCCATGGATCAAACCAAGACCATGAAAGATGTTAACTCAGAATACGGAAAAACACTGTTAGCAGGCAAGGCAGCAAGTCAGCAATTTGGTCAAACAGGTGATGCTATTGCAACCATGGGCGGAGAATACGGTCAGGTAATGAATGGACTTATCGGTGCTGAAAACAAGTTACGGACACAAGGTATTGCTGACGAAAAAGATTATGACAAGCGTCAAGAAGAAATAAGACTAAACAGAATAAAACAGGAGAAGTCTCAAGCAGCAGTAATGGCTGAAACTGATAAAGCCTTTAAAGAAATAGGGCAATCAACTAACGATTTATTAAGTCCTGCTATTAAATGGGCTACAGAAATGATAGCAACTATGTCTAAAGGACTAGCATTTCTTATAACAGGCTTTACTGAATTAAATTTAGGTGCAAAATTATTAGTTGCAGGTATTGCAGCTTTAGTATTATGGAAAAGCAAAGAACTAATAGCAGAAAAACTGGCAATGGCCAAAGATAAAGCATCAGATGCAATTTCAAAAGCTAAAGGAATGGTTCCTGGCAGTTCACCTGCAACTGCATTGTGGGTTAGAATAGTTGGTAAAGGAATGGTTGGCGCTGCCGCCGGCGCTGAAGATATACTAGACAAGAAAGATAAAAATAAACCAGACACTACTAAACCAAGCACTGAGGGCGGCGGCAAGGCAAGTAAACTAGGTAAACTAGCCAATGCAGCTAAAGGCGGTATTGGTAGTCTAGCAGGCGGACTGGTATTAGATTATGCGGCAGACAAAGCCCGAGAAAGCGGAAACGAAAAAACTGCCGCAGGACTCGATATAGGTAGCTCTGCACTATCCGGTGCTGGTATGGGTGCAATGATGGGCAGTATTGTTCCTGGAGTAGGTACAGTAATTGGCGGCGCAGTAGGCGGATTAGTTGGCGGCGCTTATGGTGCTTATCAAAATTGGGGCGGTCTAACTGGTAAAAAACCCATGGCTGATGGTGGTATTGTTGATAGTCCAACAAATGCACTTGTTGGTGAAGCTGGCCCGGAGATAGTCTCGCCGATCAAATACTTTGAAAATTTACAGACCGAGCTAGTAACGTTAAATAAACAAACAGTAGAAATGCTGAGATTTCTGAAAGAAACCGCAGAACAAACTAGAAATACTGCGGAAGCTACCAAAGGGTTAAGCGGAGATCTTTTTAAATTTTAAAGTAAAATAATATGGCTGGCTGGAAAAAATACTTCACATTAGTTGACACATCGGGTGCAATGAGTCCGGTTAACGGTTCTGTTAACTCAGATAATCGTGCCAATCCTACGCATCGAAATTATTCTAGCTATTTGCCAGATGTATATTCTGGACATCCAAATCGTTTAGAACGGTACGGGCAGTACGATACTATGGATGCGGACAGCGAAGTTAATGCCGCATTAGACATTCTTGCAGAATTTTGCAGCCAGTTAAATGAAGAAAACGGAACACCATTTCGTGTTTTCTTCAAAGAACAAGCTACACCTACAGAAGTAAAAATTATTAGAAAGTTCATGCAACAATGGACTAAGCTGAATAAATTTGAGAAACGAATCTTTAAAGTTGTTCGCAATGTATTCAAATACGGAGATGTTTTCTTTGTAAGAGATCCTGAAACGCAGTCTTGGATGTACGTAGATCCGCAGAAGGTTGATCGCATTATCGTTAATGAAAGCGAAGGAAAGAAACCTGAACAATACGTTATACGTGATTTTAATCCTAACTTTGAAACACTTGCAACTACTGCTATTAGCCCCAGTAATACAACTGGTGGCGGCAGTCAATACGGCAGTAGTTTTGCTCCAGGCCAAGGCGGCGCCGGCGGCTCGCGTGGCATGACAGGTGCATTCCCTACAAATTTAAATGGAAATAGATTTTCTAAAACAGAAAATCAATATAATATTGATGCTAAACATGTTATACATATTAGTCTAAGCGAAGGATTAGACAACAATTTTCCGTTTGGCACTAGCTTACTAGAAAGCATTTTCAAAGTTTACAAGCAGAAAGAACTGCTTGAAGATGCT